TGCTAATAAACTAGCGGAAAATGGATCACTTATTGTGTCCAAATTTATAACACCAATTGTTGCTTGTTGTATTTCTTGAGAAACTCTTTCATTAAACGCAAATTTTAATTGCGATGCACCTATTTGAGCTAAGAAAGTATCAGATGACAGAGGCCCGTTAGATCCAATTGGATCGTCCTGAAATACTATATTAAACGTAGGGTAGGATGAATAATTATAATATCCAGGATCCCAATATGGCTGATAAATGTTTCCTGCATTTTGTATATCAGTTATTATAATTAAATCTTTATAACCACCGCTTGGGCCCCACTTATTTGTTACATAAGCAGATTCAATATAAAATTCACTTAATAAATCTAAGTTGGTTCCGTTTGTTGGGTAGTAAGGTCCTTGATTTGTTCCTTCAGGATTGTTTGTTGACGCAACACTATTCAACCCAATAGGACTACCAAATCCACCCTCAGGTCCGTATTCATTAAGGGGGTATAGGTCAGTTGCAAATAGATTAGTCGAGACATAGTTGTTTGGTGAATCGACCACATTTGAAACCGTTAGGTTTGTTTCATAATTAATTGGATTTCCCGGTGAAGTGTAACTTCCAGGAACGTTGTATGCTGGTAAGTTTCTTACCAACAATTGTTTTCTGAAAGATTCAGAATTACCAAAAGACAAAAAACTTTCAGCCATTTTTATTTTATAAATAGATAATAGGCTAGTTTTTTTTATAATAAAATATCACTATGTGTTCTTTCCTCCTGTTGATGCGGAGACAGTTCCTCCGGCTAATATCTTATTGAGTTGAGTGGCAAATGTGGGATCCGTCAACATTGCTTGTTTTATTTTTTCAATATCGGCCGTGGTAAGGTTAGCACCTGTAACATTCAAACCAATATTGATGTTTGAATCCGCCTTTGCCTCAACTTTTACAGGCTTCGAATAGGCGGTTTGTATGTCTTGGACTATTTTTGTTTGAGTTTCGTTTACTGACTCTTTAAATCTTGTTTCGAAATCTCCTAATGTTTTAAATATATTTTGTCCTAATTCTTGAGTTGATTTTACCATCATTTCTTTATCTCCCGTTAACCCACCCTGAACTATTCCTGATACAGGTTGATAAATTGATTCTTGAGCATTTCTTTGTTGTTTTGTGTTTCCAATTACCTCAGAGGTGCTTTTTGCAATATTCTTATATGCGTTTGATACTTGACCATAAAATTTTGATAATGTCGGTGTAGTTGCCTTAGCAAACTTTGTGGCCACTACTCCACTTTCTAATAAACTTCTAATTTGTGTTGTTTCATCTAACTGGTTTTGTGCTAGTTCCTCAATACTTTTTGATGATTCTTCATTTGCTTTTTGTAACTCTTTTATATCATCAGGTGTAAGTTCCTCTACCTTTTTTTCTTCAATTTTTCCTGTTTCTGAATCTTTTACTTTAATGGTTGCAACACCATCTTTCATTTGAGCCATAGAAGCGATTAACTCTTTAGTCTCTTGATTTCCACCTACAATGTCTGGCATTTTAATTTGTTTTAATTTCATTTCGAAATCAGCAGATTTTAAAGCCATTTTAGAAAAATCTTCTGCGGTCATTCCCACCGCACTTGCAACTTCTCTCATTCTACGTTTTGCACCAGGTAAAATTTCCATCTTTCCTGTTTTTTCGTTAAAGGTTGTAAACTCCTGACCAAGTTTAACCATTTCCTTTTGTAAGGCTTCAGGATCATTTTGTGCCATATCCATAGCCCTTAACGGATCTAATAGCCCTGATGAAGTTACTCCAAGTCTTTGAAGTGCAGCTGACATGTCTATTGCTTTTTCAGGACTCATTAAATCCTCAGCGGTTTGGAAAACTCTGTCCATAGACATTCCTAATCTTTCCGACGTTGCTGCCATTTTGGCTAATCCTACCACTCCGTTTTCGAAGTTAAATAAGTTCATTTTACTTAAGTTACTAACAACTTCTCCTGCAACCCCTTTTACGGATACACCCACACTTCTAGCATAATCAGTAACTTTTTTCATTTCTTCACCTACATCATATATTGATACACCAACACCACGAAAGTTTTCTGCTAAAGTTCCTACAGTTTGGTCGGTTACTTGAGCAGCGGCCGTTACCTCAACGATAGCCTCTTCTGTGAGACTTGCCGTCGTTCCTAGTCCATCCATAATACTTGTCAAATTTGTCGTGATTTGTGATTCACTTAATCCCATTTTAATTAGTTCAGGACCCGCATTTGCTATAGTATCTTTGAACTCATCCATTCTGTTTTTGGCTAAACCAAATGTTGATTGTATTATAGTTCCATATTCATCCATCGCTTTAAAAGCCTCAGAGTCTAATGGATTCAAGGCGTCTACCAAGGAACTAAAAGTGTTATTGATCTCTCCAGTAATTGCCTCCATGTTTAGTGAAAAGGCGTTGAACGTACTGTTGGTTGAATTAACCATGTTTGTGAACGTTTGAGTTTGTTTTGCTGCCCAATCAGCATTAGCCTTTGTCGTTTCCTGTTGTAGTTTTATGTATTCTTCATCGTCCATGGTTTTTACTTTATAAATACCGTTTTACAAATTATTTTTTATTTTCTTCAACGTATTTATTAACCAAATATTTTCTTACGTAAGTAGGCATATTCAAAAACTCAGAATACTGTGTTCTAAATATTCTAGAAAAGTAATAGAACTCGTCTAATATTATAGTTTTATACTGATAAGAAAGGCCGAAAAAACTCCACCCCAAAAGTAATGTCGACCATTACTCTTTCTCCTGACGGGGCGATTACTTCTCGTGATAGATCTAATCTAGGTTCGTTGTCTAATAAAAATCTTCTGATATATTTGGAATCGCCGATTGGCATTTGTTGAATGAATGTTGAGATTTTAGATTTATCTTTATCTCCATCCAACTCAACAATATGATATAATAATTTTGTAGTAATGGAAGGTGCTGTTCGTTCAGACGGATATGATTGAATTATTCTTGTAATTTCCACTTTATCGGCACTAGTTAAAAATTTTACTTTAACTTTTTTTCCAGATACAGGTAGTGTTGTTTCTAAAAGACCTTCGTTATTTGGAAGAACATTAGTTTTTTTAATGTTTAGTTCATCTAATAGAATAGTTGCAACAAATTTTTCATCGTTTGCCGGATCTATCGCCGTAATTTTATATTCAGGTCCAAAAGATGTGTTTCTTAAAAAAAGAAGTATTGCTTCAACATCACCATCTAATAATTCTTCAGGTCGAAGATCTCTTTCATATAACTTGTTTCTAAGTAATGGTAGAATAATACTTTCTTGAATACTTTTTTTGAAATCCGCTTCAGCAATAATATTTTCATCCATTGCAGTTAAATAACCAACTTTAACTGATTTCTTTTTTGATTTGTAAAAAATTCCTCCTGATGGTAATTGAACCACGTCGTGTGGTAAATTAAATTCTGCTTGACCAGCAGCGTATACGTCTTGTTCCATAATAGTTTTTGTTTTAATAATAGTTGTGGTGAAGTTATAGTAAAGATAATTCTTTCTTAAGTTCTAATATGACCCATTCAGGTCTTTCATTTATATCTTTTTCCCAATATCTAAGTAATTTCATTCCGTGATTTTGACACCAAGTATTTTTTCTCTTATCGTTTAATTTATTTTTTTTCTGTATTTCATATTTTGGTTCCGAATGTTTTGTATTTGGGTTACAATGGTAAAAATCCCCATCAACTTCAATTATTAATTTTTTTGACGGAAAATAAAAATCAAAAAATGTTTTAATATTTGTAATTAAGTGGTTATGTATAAAATCAATATCTTCAATTAAACCGATTGAATTTAAAATTTCTATAAATTTATTTTCTAATTTGGAGGTTTTCACCTTTGAATTTTCTCTCATCCATTTTAATCGGATTTTTGATAATTCCTCTTTTAAATTAGGGTTGTCTTTATACCTTTTTTTTTGTGTTATTGAATTTTTTAATTTTGATTCGTCAGATTTTGGTTTTCCTTTTAATTTTTTAGATATTTTTTTACCTCTTTCTTTATTGTTTCTCAATTTATTCTTGATACCCTCAATTTTTTCTATTGTTTCTGATGTTTTATCTTCCCACCAACCCCTATATTTTCCTTCTTCCCAATTTTTCTTTTGTGTGTTAATCGCCTTTTGATGAGTTTCAGGGTTTTTGTGGTAATTATTTTTACCGGGAACTCTATTATGGTGTGATTGGACGAATTTAGAATACCCCTTAACTATCGATATAAAACTAGGTATTTCACCACACCCACACTCACATTTGGGTTTTACCCCATTTAAAACATAATTAATATAAATTTCTTCTGAAGAAATACTATGTTTTTGAATGGAGTGTGACCTTAACGAATTGATGTTATTACATTCTTTTTGACATATTTTACAAATAAAAATTCCCATACATATAAATATATGGGAATTTAACAATATGTCAATTGGTTAGGTGTATTCTAGTACACGAGGATACAACGGTCCATTCTCATGTTAGCCGAGATTTTTGCAATTCCGTCTGATGAATAAGTTAAAGATCCTCCGTCATAACCTGTTAAAAATGTCCCTTCTAAAATCCATTTCTCAACAACAACACCTGTCGGATCTAACATTTCAAGATCAACATTCTTTTTGTAACCTGCGGCATAACCCATACGACCTGTAACTGACTCAGCACATAAACGAATCCATTCCATAACTGCTTGTGACGCTGAAGGTCCGATTGGGTCACGGAAGGTAACCGGAAGTTCCCCCCAAGTGAATCGACCTGCAACATAAGTTGAGGTATTCAAGAACTGTATTTCAGTTGCTGTGATTGTAAGTTTTGGTCTTGATGTTGTTTCAACATACCACTCGTTAATACCAAGTGATGATGGAAATCTCAAAATCCATCGGTTCTCCCTTTTTGGCTCGTAGGGAATCGGCATTTTCATTAACAAATCAGCCATGTTTTAATTTTTAAATTTTGTTTTATTTTTTTATTATAAATATAGTGTTTTAAAAAATTTTCTATTTACTTCCAATTTTTTTCAAATTATATATTAACTAGGTTAGTTCTAATTATTCAAATTTAGTTTTTACTCCTCCTCCTGTATGGTAAATATCTAATCCACTTTCATCATCAAAATGTTTTTTCATCGCTTGAACATTTTTCAAATCGTCATCTGAAAATCCAATATAAGGTGTAAAGTAATTTGAAATTTTGTTTTTGAAATAAGCCTTTTCTTGTAGTCTTTGAGACAAGTTTTTAACATATTCCATAAATTGTTTCATCGCACTAACTTTTAATTCCTCGGGATTGGCGGCAGATCCTTCACCAAAACTAACAGGGTGGTATTTACACATCTCTAAATATGTTTCGATAAGTTCGTCGTCAGTTAAATCTTCTTCATCGGAAATATCTCTATACTTTCTTAGATTTTTGACAATTTCTTTTTTATTTAAACCATACTTATTTTTGTTAATTAAATTGTGAATAGTATCTTTTAACACACTAGGGGTATGTCCTCTAGCGGTGATTATTGCAAAAATAGATCCGTTATTTACAGCCTCAACAAAATCAGACCAAGCCGGACCAATCTCGGCGGTCATTGCATCGGTCATAAATTTTTTATCTCCTGAAACTCGGAAATCTCTGAAAGCTTCATCGTCAAAATCAACTATGGTGTTACCTTCATATTTAACAGGTTTCTTTCCAATTTTAGACCTATACTCCGCAAAATCTTCGGTGGACATACCAACAACCTTTCCCTTGTCACTTTTCAAATATATTTTAGTCGGCATATACATTAAGTTATCATCCCAATCAAACGCATAATATTTCATAGTTGGTTTTAATTGGTCTTGAATGATTTCTGATATAATTTTTTTTACTTTACTAGAATAACTCATAACAATAAATATCACTAATATTAAAAAAGGGGAACATTTGTCCCCCTTTTTTCTTTTGTTTATTAACCACTTTAAATATTCTCAAAAGAAGCTCCAGTCGGAGTGATATAGAATGTTATATCAATAAACTCGAGTGCTCTTGTAGGTTTGATATAAATCTTACCTGTTAATTGGTTTCTGTCAATATCTTCAGGGTCAGATGAAACCGTTACTCTAAAGTCGAATAGACCTCGGTCTCTTCTAATCGCATCTAAGATTGGATTGACAGCGTTTAAGAAGTCTTGTCTTACTTGAGCGTCGTTTTGTTCAAACAATAATCTTACAGATACTGCTGAAATCAACTTACGTGCTTGAAGCAATAATCTTCTAACGTTGATTCTGTCAAGAGCCGATTCTCTAATTTGTAATGTTTTATTACCCCAAATTACGGTTCCTACGTCAGAGAAGGTTGCAATTGGGTTAATTCTACCAACATAAAGAATGTCTCTATCTTCTTGTGTCAACTTCTTACGAGCTTTTATACAATTAACAATACCACGAGTATA